CGTTGGCGCAGACCGAGCTCGCGATAGGCGAAAATCTGGATGATCTTGACCAGAGGCTCGGACGGCAGGGTCAGCACCTGGGCCATGGCGGCACCGGCCTCAGGGCTGTCCTCGGCCATGGCGTCGATCAGCAGCTGCTTGGCCTCAGCCACGATGGCGTCAAAGGACAGGGCCTCGACGACTTTCGGGAACGGCAGCTTGGACAGGTTGACGGCGGTCGAGCCGCTGGCCTGGCCGGCGAGGACGGACACGGACGGAAACCTCTAGGTCACAAGCGGGCCTCCGTTGTCACCGCCCGGGCGTCTCGATGGCGACCGGGGGGTGTTGTGCCGTGCGGTGCTGACAAATTACGCCCGGCTGTTTACCAGGCCTGCGAACGCTTGGAGGACGCTCTCAACAAGCTCTGCCATCTGCTTCAGCATCTCGACGATCGGTTCGCCCGCCAAGGGCCCACTTTCCGGGAAGTAGATCTCAACTCGCTCGATCCCTGGCTTGATGATCAGCTTATTCTCGTCCTGAGGATCACGGACAAAATCAACAAATATGCCCGCGTCGGAGTGCACCGCAATTAGCGCCGTGTGCTTGTCGGCATTGTTGAGGTCGTGAAGATCGCGCAGCAGGTTGTCACCTCCCCGATACGGCCTGAAGGAGCGAAGAAGCTCCACCGCGTCATCTCCCGCCTTGGAAAATTTCTGGCTGCTGATCCGGCCGGTTAGGGCCTCTTCAGAATCGGCGATCGGAAAATAAACGTCCTTGTTGCTGCGACCATTTCTCGTTGCGAGGTCAGAAGCCATCAAATCGAGCGCAGTGCGCAGATTGTGAACGACATCACCGACGATCACCCCGGGGAGTAGGCCGAGGTTAGCCCACTCTATGTCGAAGGTGTGCTTGCCATCAGATGAAGCGATAGGGGTTATGCGGGGGGGATTCTCATTGACGTGCGCCTTCACCAGCCGCTGCAGCTCAGCAATGAAGCCGTGCGCGCGCTCGACCTTCAAGTGGGAGGCTGGAAATGTCGGCTCTGCCATGACTGAAGTCCCCGACCCAAGAACGCATGGCGCCGCCGAAGGAGATCGGCGCATGCTGTTAAGCTTCCTGCCTACTCTGGCTGAGGTCGTTCGACTATAGAAGTTGGGAAGCGACGCCAGGCGACGCGAACGACTACCGCCCTGCCCTGCGGCCCCAGCCGAGGGCATCGCCGGCATGATCGATGAAGGCGTTGAGCAACATGGCCTCGTCGGACGGAGCGAAACCGATCAGCTGGCGCTGCGGATAGTCGATCTCGGGGCCGTCAGGGGCGACCTGGTCGCGTTCGCCGTAGTGGTGGACCCGGGCGAAGCGCGATGCGCGCGAGGTGAACTCGACCCAGGCGGACTCACTGTCTGCGCCCGCCTTGACCCAGCGACTGGAGCGCAGGCCGCGGAACATGGGGGCGGAACGCTGGCGCACCTTGCCCCGAACCCCACGGGCGCCAGCGGCGTCGATGGAGGTGTCAGCCTGCCCCTCGGGCGGAAGCCAGCGGATCACGCGAGACTTCTTGAAGGTGCGCAGGCCGTCGGCCTCCCGGTCGAAGCCGACCATCATCTGGCCTTGCTGGCGCCAGCTGCGCATATCGACCAGACGCGGCGGGCCGGACCCGCCAGATGGATAGAGGAAGCGGACGGGCCGGGTGGCGGGCTTGGCGGTGTGTCGGGGCTTGCGCTTGGGCCAGCTGGATCCATCGGGCGCGCGCTGGGCCGCCATGCGACGCTGCTGAACGCGACGGATGTCGCCGGACATCCGCCTGAGCAGCCGGGTGCGCGCCGGGGCCTCGAGCGCGGCCAGGCAGGCGGCGGCGATCTCGTGCAGCTGCGCCAGGTCCTCGGCCATCAGGTGACCTCGGGATGCTCTTCACAACGCGCGATCACCGCGTCGTCCAGATAGACGATGTGGAGCGGCGGGCCGTCTTCCAGGGCGAGGGGTTCGGGCGGCTCGAGATAGACGAGGTCATGGCCGCCGCCAGGGCGCGGTTCGAACCGGTAGGCCTCAGTCAGCCTGAGGTCGATGTGAATGTCGTATTTGTCCTCGTCGAGAAGCTCGAACGTCAGATCCATGCCGCGGGCCGTCGCCTCGGGGCTGGAGATCAGGTCATGTTGCCAGCGCTGGATCCAGAGCAGGAGCGGAACCGAGACCTCGGCCGGGTCGCCGGCGAAGTCCAGCATGGCGATCTCGAGCGTGTAGCGGTACTCGAACGCCTGGCCCGGCCGGGCCGAGGCGAACAGGCCCAGCTTGGTCGCCGCCATCTGCAGGCGGTAGGGATCCGTCTTGAGGCCATGGCGAGGGTCGAGGGCCGCGGTCAGGGCGGCGCGAATGGCGTGCGGCTTCTTCACGGCTCGACCCCGAGCGAGCGCAGCCACTCATCCTCGTCGGCATGTTCGCCGGCGTGGACATCTACGGCAGTCTGCCGGGCGATGTCGCACTGGACGAGGGCGACGGCCTGATCGACCAGCAGCTGCTCGAGGGTGTCAGCGGACAGCTTGCTCGGCAGCTCGAGCAGGCTGCACGGCTGGATCGCGCTTTCCGGCATCTCGCGCCGGGGCGGCGTCACCGTGACCGGCACAGACGGACGGGCGAAGGTCGCACAACCGCTGCCAGGAATCGCGCAAAGCAGCGCCATCGTCAGGAAGTGGGATCGTTTCATCGGCCTGGGCCTCACGTTGAAGGGCAAAGTCATGCGCGATCGCGTCGGCGGCCGCGCGATCTGCGGCACCGCGTTCGACCAGGCGCGTGGTGGCGCGGGCGCCAGTGGCCTCGGCGGAGCGGGCAGCGCTGTCCACGGTTGCGACCGCCGCCTTGCCTTCGGCCACCTCGGCACGTCGCTCCGTCGCGTTGAACGGATCCCAGCGAAAGCCCAGGCCGCCGAGGATCTGGACGCTGACCACGGCAAAGGCGATCGCGGCGACAGCGATCAGGGTCCAGTGGACCGGCGTGAAGCGGGCGAGATCAGGCATCAGCGTGCACCCTTGCGGGCGGTCCACCAGCTGGCGACGTCGAAGGTCGGGCAGGCCTTGACCCATTCGCCCGGCTCGACCTTGCCGTTGCCGTTGCGGTCGGGGGAGAGGTCGCGGTGTCCACAGACCCGGGCCGCGGGATGGCGCGCCGTCAGGGTGCCGAGCAGCTGCTCGAGGGCGGCATACTGCTCGCCGGTGAAGTTGGTCTCGGCCGACATGTCGGGCTTGACGCCGCCGACCAGACAGATGCCGAGGCTGTTCGCATTGTGGCCGGCCACGTGCGCGCCCATCACGGCGTCAGAGCGGCCCTTTTCGACCGAGCCGTCGCGGCGGATGACATAGTGATAGCCGACGTCGCGCCAGCCCTTGGCCTTGTGCATGGCGCGGATCTCGGCGACGCCGATGTCCCGGTTGGCGGGGGTGGCTGAGCAGTGGACGACCAGCAGGGCGATGCGCTTCATGATTCCGGCTCCTCGGGTTTGTCGAAGTCGACGTCGAGTTCGATGCCGCCTGCCTTGACGCCGAGACGGCCAGCGCGGCCGAAGGCCAGGGTGACCATGACCAGGGCGACGATGAAGGTGCTGGCCAGGCCCATCCAGGTGGCGCCCTGGATGCGTGCCAGCCAGACGTTTTCGGCCTCGGGAAAACGACCGTGCAGGAGCCAGGCCTGGACGTGCACGGCCAGCGCCGTGGCCACCATTCCGCCGCCGAGCATCAGGGCAAAGCGGATCATGGGCAGGGCCTTCAGCAGGCCGAACAGCTGACCGGGCTTGAGGCGGATCACGATGCGTCCCTCTCGAGGCGTTCACGGATCCAGCTGACGTCGCGCTGCACGGCGACCAGGTCGCCCTTAGCCAGGGGTTCCGTCCGGTGCTCGAGCGTCTTGAGCCGCTGCTCGCCCTGTGCACCGATGAAGACCCAGCCCGCGACCGTGATCGAGGCGGCCCAGAGGAAGGCGACCTTTGACCAGTTGATCGGGGGATTGATCGGAATGGGATGATGCGTGGTCATGTCAGTCCCACAGGTTGATTGTGGGCGGGGTCGCCGGCGTGGTGGCGGCCGCGGGAATGACCACGCGCTGCCCGGCCAGCAGGAAAGGCCCTTGGTCCGCTAGGTTGGGGTTGGCCGTCATGACCTGTTCGACAGCAGGCGAGCCCTTGCCCAGCGTGCGATAGACCAGGGCGTCCACGGTCTCGCCGGCTTCGGCCTCGACGCGAATTGCGGATGTGAGCCGGGCCATCAGAGCGCCTCGGCGATGACACGGGTGCGGCCGAGGAAGTCCCGGACAGCCCAGGTGACGTTGCGCGTATGGATGCAGATGTCGGCCGACAGCTCCTCGGCGCGATCGGCGCCGGCCGAGGTCAGGCGCGAGCCGATCTGACGTTCGGCCAGATCAGCGCCTACGACGGAATAGACGGCGCGATTGAAGCGCAGCACATAGTCGCTGACGCCGTCGATCTGCGTGCGTGCCGGCACGTCCTGCAGACTGGCGTGGCCCAGCTCGACCTGTTCCGCGCGCCAGTCGGCCAGCGCGGTCGCGATGTCCAGCATGGCCTGAGACACCGCATCCCGCAGGCGGCCGGCAGTGACATTGGTGTCGATCCGGATGGCCTCGCGCACGGCGGTGATGTTCATATTCGGCCACCAGCCGTCGAACACGACCGTATCCGCCTCCGGGGGCTCGACCGGGGGCGTGCCGTCAGTGTTTGGAGGATTGAAGACGATTCCGGACATGGCGTCCCAGAGGCGGAAAGATGGACCGGGCTACGGCGGTGGGGGACCGGCGCGACGATCGGCGGATTGGGACGCCGTCGTCTGCCGGTCCCGCCGCCGAGCGCCGGGGGGCGAAGGTGTCAGCCGCCTTGGCCGTCCTGTTCGGACGTTTCGGCAGCCGGAGGCTGTGTGTCGGCTTCGGCACCGGCCTTTTTCAGGGCGCGCTGCAGCTTCTCGATGTCCTTCTTGACGCCGACGCGCTCGTTGAGCTCGAGCGCGCGCATGTAGCAGCGCAGCGCCTGGCCCTGACGCGCGGTCAGATCCTCGGCATCGTCATCCCTGGCGCCGGCCAGAACCGCCAGGCCGAGCGCCCGGTGCAGCTTGGCCGTGATCTCGTCGTGGATGTCGGCGTCGACCAGCTCGATCAGATCCTCGAGCTCGGGCAGGACCGCCGCGGGGAAGCCGCGGGCGGCGTCCTCGCCGGTCTCATAGGCACGGATGGCGGCGTCGGCGATCTGCTCGACCACAAAGGACGGGGTCGCGCGCTTGAAGCGATCCGGCATCTTGAGACCGAACAGCAGCGCATGCTCGATCATAGGCATGGCGCCTTCGAAGTCGCCGACATCGATGCGCCAGGCCATCAGGGTGGTGAAGACCTCGTCCAGCGGACCCGGCGCGACCTTGCCCGCCTTGATCACGCCGTCGATCCAGCCGCCATAGGTGGGCAGGAGCTCGGCCTTGAGTTCGATCTTGCGCTCGATGGACTGGATATCCTTGAGGCGACGCGAGTCCTCCTGCAGCTGCAGCATGACCTTGGCGGCCGCGCTTTCTAGCTCGCGCTGGTTGGCGCCGTTGTCATTGTCGCCCATGGCCTGCAGGTCGACGCCGCTGGCCGCCAGAACGCGACCGGCGCTGGCCGCGATCAGGAACAGCTTGCGCCGGGCCGCAGGGGAAGGCTGACGTCGCCCCGCACGGGCAAGCGGCGGGTCCATATCGGCCAGGACCGACGGAGCGGGCCGGGCCTTCTTGCGGCCACGCGCCTTTTCGGCGGCCTGACTGGCAGCCTCGGCATCGGCCGCTATGCGGGCTTCGGCCTTTTCTCGGGCAAGTGTGGCGATGGACTTCACGGATCAGGCTCCTGGATCAGGGGGACTAGGACGGGCGCGACGGCTTAAGGCGCCGGGTCCGGCGTCACGCCGAACTGGATGTTCTCGATCAGCAGGGCGTAGTCGTAGTCCTCCACGACATAGGCCTCATTGACCGACTCATAGGTCTCGATCCGGTCGCGCTTGGCGTTGTCCACGATGGTCCGGCGACGGGTATTTTCCTGCTCATAGATCGACAGGTTGTCGAAGCGGGTGATCAGGATGGAGTTGTCCGGCACGAAGGGCACCTTGACCGCGCCATGGCCGCCCAGCTCGCGCTTGGACAGGATGACGTCGAGGGCCAGCTTTTCGGTCGGCTTCTCCTCGCGATCGACGAAGGGGAAGTACTTGTCGTGGAGCAGGCCGCCGCCAACGATGGCGACCAGGCCGGTATCACCCTGGGCCCAGGCGGGCAGGAAGGAGTGGACAGCGTCGAACACCAGGGCGTCGAGGTTGCGGTAGTCGCCGACGCCGGCGGTCGGATCGATGATGATCAGATCTTCTTCCTTGGCGCCCTCGGCGAAGACGTGGGTCGGCTTGTTGGCTCGGATCTGTTGCAGCCAGCCGATGTTGACGTCCTGCAGCAAGGGGTTGGCCACGCGATTGGTAACCGTCGCGGCCGAGCTGCCGTTGAAGCCGATCATGATGCGATCGCGGGCCTGTTGCTGGATGACCTGGTTGCGCATGCGCAGCTGGAAATCCGGGAACTTGGCCCAGAGGTCGATCTTCGAATATTTGACGTGGGTGTCCGAGTTCGTCTGCTTGCAGGTGTACAGATCGTTGTCGAGCGTGGTCGGGTCCTGGG